TAGGGTAGAACATCAAACTTATCACGAAAGTCGCTGATAAACGATTGTAGTGCAGCTTCATCTTTCTGCAGAATGATTCTAAATGCTTCTGCGATTGCTTCACGACATGCAGATGGCGTAGATGAACGAACAGACTCAAGGCCCATGATCTTGATCTTTGGTTCGCTATACTGAACGCCTTCGTTGTTCAGAACATTGAGCATATAACGCTTCTTGGCAATGAACACACCCGAGTCACTAATCGCTTCTCGCTTCATATACATTGCTTGCTCATAGGCATTCATATCAGATGCAAGCTTGGTGTACACCTTATCAAGCAGTGGTTGCATCTTTGTTTCACAGAAGTCATCAAGCTTAGCAGATACATCACCATCAAACCTTTCGGCCACCGCTGCCATATTGACATAGATCGAGTCAGTATCAACCGCAACGATATAATCAACAGCATCTGTCTTCAGATACTTGTTCATGAACTTGTTGACATAGTGCTCTGCCCACTTCACGGTCAGCTGACCAGATAGCGTAATGGCAGTCGCATCACGAAGGTCAAACCAACGGAAGTATTGATTGCACAATGCGCCGTATGCAGAGTTCAGACGAACCTTGATGGCATATTGCAAAGTGTCAAGCTTTGCAATCTCATATTGCAACGCCTTGTCACCACCATTCTCCATTTCTTGCTTAAGCTTAAGCATTCGCTTCTTGATGCCTTTGCGATTATTGAACAACTTCTTCATGAGCTGTGATAGAAACGATGGCTTGTCTTTACGATAGACACATGAGTTGGCAGCAAAGGCAAGATTGTTTTCCTGAAGAAACTCAGAATACTTTTTGTGCTTGCCTTGAATAATATCTTCGGCCGTGAAGTCTTCGGGCATAGTCTTAACACGAGCATCAGGACCAATGTTATACTGTTGTATAATATGGGGATAAAGCGAAGTCAAATCAAAGCTAACGATCCAATCATACTTACCAACAAGAGGCTCCTTGACCCAACCACCAGGAATAGAGTTGCTATCATTTGACTTCTGAAACTGAGGAACAACGACACACTGATCAAGCAGATAGTTGTGAATAGCAATATCCCATGCTTTCACTGTGCCCATGCTATCCTCAAAGTTTACACCTGACTCATAGGCAACCGTATAGACAAGCTCAAGCAAGTTTTGTTTATCATCGATCTCACGAACCAACTCACAGTCACGAATGTTATATTCATAGTAAAGTTGTGGGTTCTGTACATATAGATCATTCAGGTTGCCATACTCAGAATAGTCAACCTTTCGTTCACTAAGTTCAACCCAAGCAATATGATCAAGCTTATAGCTTTCTTGTGGTGCAGTTACAGCCACAAACTTCTTGTACATCGAAAGATAGTCAAGAACCTGAATGCCACCAGGATAATAAGCAGTCTGCTCACGACCAAAGACATTGATTGTTCGTGTCTTGAAGTAACGCCATGGTGACATCTCTTTAGCAGTATTCTCATCAAAGATGCGTGAGATACGACGGTAGAGATATGGCAAATCAAAGAACTCGATGTTCCATCCAGTCACAACATCAGGACTGAACGATGCGCTATCCCATATCTTCAGGAACTTACGAATCAGTTCTTGTTCTGATTTACAACGAATGTACTTGATGTGTGGCTTGTCAGTGACAAACTCTTTGTAGCCAAGTAGAAACGTGATGTCCTTATAGAGAATTGTGATTGATGTGATCTCACGATTGGCAGTTTCCATGTCTGGATAGCCATCAGCAATATCAACCTCGATATCGATTACACACTCTTTGATCTTGGAACGATCGAACTTTGTGTCTTTGAATGTCTCATAGATGTATTGGTACTCAGCCTTGTCCAATCCATAGAAGTTGAAGCCCGAAACATCTTTGTACTTCTGCATGAAGTCACGCATATCATTTGGGCTGTCAAACGTCATTGGCTCAACAGCATCACCATGAATAGTACGATACTTAGATTCTTTTTGTGAAGGCAGATAGAGAGTTGGCTTGAACTTCAGTGTAGAGTTGTATCGTTGGCCGTTTTCATAGCCGCGCGTCAGAATACGATTGCCACGCTTGGCAACATTAGTATAGAAATGCATTCATCACCTCATCAATCAAGGAGTATATCATATCATATTTAAGTGAGGTTGTCAATACAAAAATGGCCGCCGAAGCAGCCATTTAAGTTCCGAGTCTAGGGGTTAGTCAACATAAAAAGTCTTTGGCTTTTGGTGTTCAGGAACTAACTTTTTCAAACTGATACGAAGAATACCATCTTCATATTTAGCTTGTTTGATTTCTACATCTGATGCAAGCTTGTACTTCAGAGAAAAGGATTTCGATGAAATACCTTTGTGAAGATACTCACCTGAATCTTTTGTAGACTTGGCACCATGAATGTACAGATTGCCATTTAGCAGCTCAACGCTGAAATTATCTTTCTGAAAACCTGCTACTGCCAACTCAATGGCATAGTCTTCATCATTCAGCTTAACGATGTTGTATGGGGGGTATGATTTACCATTATATACATGGTTGTGCGCATCAAGATGATCACGCAGGATAGAACTCAAAAGCATATGTTTCTCCTTCATTTGAAGCAAGAGTTTGACCGGCGTTATTGCCGCATCATTACTATATATGGTGTTTTGTGATGGGTTTTCAACCCATCACTGCAATGTACATGAGTGGTCCGAACGTGCACAGGAACATAAACACAAGTGCACACCAACCGATCCAAAACCCCATCAACATCTTATCGTTCTTCATTCGTCATCTCCTTTGTCTCAATCATTAAAGCTATAATAACAAAAAAGGGCAGCCTTGTCAACTGCCTAATTTCACTATTGTTTTCAATGGTTTAGATTATGAAGACTTCTTGGGGCGCCTGCCACCGCGCTTCTGTGGAACTGGCTCTGCATCAGTTGAAACCGGTTCTGGCTTCACATCGTCCCAAGTAAGTGTATTGTTCTTCAGCTTTGTCACTGCACAAACACCCATGCTATCACGGCGAATGAGATCACCTGGCTCGGCAACAACAACTTCATCACCTTCATATCCACACTTAACAGCCCAAACAACATGGTCCGCGCGTGTTGTAACACAAGCAATACGACCATAACGATGCAAGTCTTGAAACCATGGTGGTGTTTCATCGAATGGCGCAGATACAAATTTAACCTGTGATTCAGATGGGATTCGTTGTGTTTTCAGAACCGTTACGATATCAGTCATTTCATTCTCCATATTTCAATATGACTAGTACAACAATAACGTTGACCAGTCCAATCAACATACCAATCATTATATATTATCCTAAGCTAGAACTTCTTTTTTCCAATTGAGTGCTTGCTCTGAAGCGTCCAGTTTGCCTTGTCTTTGTGTGATATGACTTTGATATGATAGATCGGTGCAACCAGATCTTTTACCATTTCTGGATTTTTGATCTTCAAAAGACCCCATTCCTCAAGCAATAGAGCTATTCTATTGCGTCGTGCAATATCACTCTCATCAAGATCGTTTCGTTTTCCGTCCAGGACAAACAGTTCTTTAAAGTGAACAATATACAGTTTGTTTCTTTTATGGAAGATATGGCAAGACTGCCAGAGAGTTTGTGTTTTACGATTGGCGATGCCAATGCGGGTTAGGGTTTCTTTAATCTTTAGAAAGTCAGTATCTTCTTTGATTTGTATTTCTATTAGCGTTGCCAAGAACTCGTCTTGATTTAGCATAACGATGCTCCGTTACTGATATCAGAGCACGCACATCGTTAGATATCATCAAGCTCTAATAATTGTTTTTTTAATTTTTCTTTGTCATCCTCACATAAAATAGATAATGTTTCAACAGATTTTGCATAACTATATTTATATTTTTCAGCGATTGCCCATGCCAGCGAATCGTCATTTTTAGCACTTTTAGGCCACTTTTTGAATCGTTTGCGTGGCCTGATGCTGTTCACTAAATAGTCATAATGCATTTGATCAGATAAATGTTTGGTATTCATCTCATTTGCGAATAGAACTGTATCAGGAAACATTGAGAAGTTTTTATTGATGATGAATTGATTGTAATCACCATCAACGGTCATATCTATATTGCCATTTATACCCTTGACATATTCAAACGGGTTACTCATTCTTGTCGTCATCCTCAGTTGTATCTGTCAACGCTTCTATAAGTTCTTCTGTGGTTGGAAGATCTTGTGCGTCTGACCGATCGATATCTTGTTTTTTCGGCTTACGAAGATCAATACCATAATGCTCTAAGTAAATTGTATCTGCTGCTTCACGTGTATTCTCTGGCAGTGGCGCAAGGTTCAATGCCTCTCTTCCAATGCGAACGCGCTCAAGATGCTCATCAAGAAGCGTATTCATGTATTGCAGTGCAGCCATTGCACCATGTGCCATTTCACTATCATTTGGATGCTGCCAAGCATACATGTTAATGCCAGTAGACATCAAATCAATCGCTGCATGAACGTATGTAAATTTTTGCACATTACGTGTATAACGTCGACGTACATTAATAGGATTGCTTAATGGAAATTCAATGCGGTTATTCATGTGCCCACTCCACGTGTGCAGCAATATTGATAAGTGCTGCCATTAGGTTGATGTCAGGATTGACAGCAAAGGCTGCTTTGTATTGGTACTCTGCAAGTGTATCAACAACAGCCGGCAAAGATTCTTTTGTGAACTCTTTACGACCAATATCATATAACTTGCCATAGACGTCATGCTGATCAATATCAGAGTTGTGTACCCAATCAAGCATTGCATCCATGTTCTTGTTGCGCATAGCATCAAGCAAGTTCTTCAGTGATACTTCATCAAAGTCAACCAGAATACCAGAATCGATCTTACCATTCATAGAATACTTCTGAAGGTCATTTAGAATCTTACGAATGTCAGGATACTTTTTGCTGACAACAGTTGCCACAACCTTTGGATCAAACTCAACTTCCTCGGTCTTCAGGATATCAAAGCAACGCTTGATTGTTTGCTTCATCAATCCGGCTTTTTCATCTTTGCCAAGGTTGAACTCAACAAGAGAACAACGAGAATGTAGGGGTTGAATGATCTTGTGTGGCATGTTGCATGTTAGAATGAAGCCACAGTTACTTGAAAACTCTTCCATGAATGAACGAAGAGCAGGTTGCATGTTGTGTGATAGGCCATCTGCTTCATCGAGTATCACATACTTACGACCACCACGCAAAGACATCGATGAAGCAAAGTCTTTAATCTCATTACGGAGTGTGTCCTTGTTGCCATCAAGTGAACCGTTGATGACCATAAATGAGCATCCAAGCTCATCACACATTGCCTTTGCGATTGTTGTTTTACCAACGCCAGGTCCACCGGCCAAAATCAAGTTTGGGATTTCACCTGTTGCCACCATCTTGGCAAACATGTCTTTGTAGCGCTGTGGCAGAATGGTATCAGCCACCTTAGCAGGACGATAACGTTCTGTCCAGATAAATTCTTGCATCAATAACCTCATAGCAAAATATAGTGTATAGTATCACGAAACCTAGGAGATGTCAACCGGTTCCCAATACTTTTTCACATCAAAATCATAGTCAAAGTCAGAACCAGTGAATAATGACTTGACACCATCAACACCGTTTTTGTTTACAATAGCAAGGTCATCAGGTAAGACGACATTACCAAGCTCCTTTGTAATTATCTGTTCGGCGCGATGTGTTGAACTTCTGGATGCAACCAAATCATCCACCAACAGAACAGGCACGTCTTTCAAACAGTTACCATTGATATACTGACAAAGACCATATGCTTTACGTTCTTTGCGAACACCAAATGCGTTGAGCGACTTACCTGTTCTTACTAGATAATATGATTGCATCCATGTCATCATTGGTACTGCCGCAGTCTCAAGTCCTGCGATCTGAAATTCTTGTTCTGCTCCTTCAGAAAACTCATCAAATAAGAGTTGCATTGCTATCCATGACATTTTAGCATTAGAGAACAACCGACGAAGCATAAAGCAATAGTTATCACCGCTTGTTTCTGTAACATTTTTAGGAACTAAACGACCAGGACCAAATTGCTCATTATAACGCATTTCAGGGTTTGCCCGAAATATGCAGTTGTCATTTATGAAAGATCTAAGTTGTTCCTTGATATTATTGACACCACTGTCTGATTTGAATACTTGTCCCATAGGTAACCACCATCTGTTTCGTTTTTCTTGTTCAGGATACACAAACACACATCAAGAACTTTGATATTCTGTGAGACAAGATAATCCTGTGTGAACACAAACGAGTTGGTTGAGTTGGCAAGATCATCTACCAGGAGAACCGGTTTGTCATTTGGCAATCCCTCAATGAGATTGTGTTGACCATAGTTCTTACGTTCACGCCTCACTGAAAATGTGTTCACGTTCCATTCAATTGCAATCGCACCAAGCAAAGGCAATGAGGACCAATGACGCCCAGCAACCTGGATATCATTGATATCAATTCCCTTTTCAAGTAGAAGTATTTTCCATGCTTTGCATATCTTCTTTAGAAGATGGCCATTATGTGTGACTGCTGCGAAGTAGAACTGTGATGTGTATCGAGTGCCAGGAGCCTTACCGAACATCCGACCTTTTGGTTTAAACACACAATTCTGGTTGATAAACTCAATAAGCTCTTTGCGTGTTTTCTTTAGAAAGACGGTGTCAGCAGTTACATCACGAATAAATGGCTGTGGTTCAGATATTTTCAACTGTTCTGTAGGCGTACCACCATAAGTTTCACGTGGTACATATTTTCCTGCTTTACGCAGAAATGGCTGGCCGCCAAAACCGACGAGCCAGTCATTTTTGTGTGTCCAATCAATATCAGTCATTGAACTCTGATTTGGTTGAGATTGCAATCCAATATTCTGCGATGTCACCGGCAAAGTAAGCAAGTCCTGCCTTTGAAACAGACACTTCATAGTTTCCAGGGATGAGCTTCATCTTATCTGCATCAATGACACACTTGAATGTCAGATCAGTAGAGCCAAGCTCAGCAGAGTAAGTATCACTGCTTTCGTTACGAGTGCTGAGGGCCTGAACAGATAGTACACCGTCTTCGCCAACAAACGCGAACTCACTGAATCCCATGATTGACATGGCTTTGGTGACCTGTGACCAAACATCTTGTGGTAGTTCAAACTTAACATCAATATCTCGCATCTTGATATCTTTGCCCACAGGTGGAGCATCAATAAGGTTTTCTGGGCAGTACGCATACTTAACCTTTGAACGACCTTGACGAATAAGAAGGCTAGAAGAGCCAAACTCGATATCCGAGTCATCTTTGCTCAAGGAAAGAAGACCAAGGAACTTGGATAGATCATAAAGAGGAGCATCACATGGAAACTCGTCTGATACTGTTGCTTTTGCAAACACGGTTTCAGAAGGTGACATCGTACGAATCACATTGCCTTCACGCAGAATGATAGACTGGTTGATTGTTGCGAAGTTTTGCAAAACAGAAACAGATTCAGGTGATAGGATCATTTAGGTATTCTCCATGATTAAAGTATGGAGCAACTATATCACAAGTTGCTCCACTTGTCAAATTATTTTTTTGCTGGCTTCTTTTTTAGTGCAGAAGGATCTGCTGTTGCCGATGCACCAAGCTGTGCGATATCAGCAAGTGAACCACCAAAGATATAAGTACCAACATGGAACATTTTCATCCATGGACAGAACCATGTCTTCAAACCAGCTTCTTGGACCTTCTGACAGAACCAGTAATCCTCTGACAGATAACGCTCTGACTTAGGATCAATAGCAGCCTGGAAGTACATCATGATCTTGCGGCTACCATCAAACTCAGCAGTACGAACATGATCTGGCTTATAGAGAAGTTCAGAATATGTGTCATTCATCTTCACAAGAGTTTCACGACGAATCATCATGAAGCCAGTGCCAATCTCAAGAACTTCAACTGGTTGACCGATAGGAATAGAACCACCGTTCTTGGGGTTGAACACATAGTCACCAACAAAGTTCTCAAGGTTGTTTGGATCCTCGTCAGCAAAACCTTTGTCAACAGCAAGCTTGATCTTTTCCCATGAGATGCACTTCTTTGGATATGGGCCACCAATGATATCATATTCACATGCGTCATATCGTGCTTGTGCATCAGCAAACAATTGATCAAGATAATCAGCAGGAAGTTCTTCTGTGGCACGCTCCCGACGAGCTGCAACAAGAGCTTCATACTTTGAACGAACAGGTGTCGTCTGCTGCAGAGCAAGAAGAGCAACAACGTCATTTGCATTGAAACCGATGTCCGAATCGATGAACATCAGATGTGTGCAATCAGAACGCATAAAGTGGTCTGCACAATAGTTACGTGCACGTGTGATCAAGGATTCATTAAACAAAAAGTATGGTTCCCACTCAATACCCATGCGCGAGAAGATTGTCGAAAGCTCAATCATAGATCGAGTAAACATACCCATACACTGTCCACCATACATCGGTGCAGCAACCATAACTTTACGAGTATGTGCTAGTTCATCAACAGGTACTTCAATTTTTAGACTCATTATATAACCTCATTCTCATTCAAAATTTGCATCATGTAATCATACGCTTCACGTGAACTATCTTTATTGTCACCGGCATCTTTGTAATGCTCAACATGAAGCATCAAGATTATATAGTGCAAAGCCTTGAGCAAATCTTTCTTATTTGATCCGGCCTTTTTGCCATAACGCCAAAGGTACTTGATAGCAGTGTTACGAAATGTTGGACCAGAATCACCAAGCGCAATCCATGCATCAAAGCATTCAATATCAGTAGTTTCTGTTTTGTAGTGCTCACCATACGTTGAAGCAAGATACTCTTTCAAGTCATCAAGTATCTTGTCCTCATTGTATTTCCATTGTGTCATGCTAAATGTTCCCTATCATTATTTCAAAATTTCTCTCAAATCAGCTGGTGTGTAGTTTTCACCTTTTAGGATCTTACCATCTTCTCGATAGACAGGCTTACCATCCACACCAAGCTTGCTCATGTTTGAACGATGAACTTCTTCAAAACATTTATCAAGATCTATACCAAATGCAGCACCAGCACCATATGTCACAACCAGAAGATCAGTCAGTTCTTTAGCAATGTTGTGAATATCTTTCTCATCTATAGCACCCTGAACCTCTGCAGATTCTTCGAGTATCAAGTTAGCACGAAGTTTTCTTGTTCTTTCATCAGACAAGCTTGCTTCTGTTAGAACATCCTGCCCAAAAGATCGCATAAATTCTTTAACTAGTTCAAAATTTGTCATTTACTACACACCAACATTTGCTCATTATCGTCTTTTCCTTTCTAGCTTGGCTCTCAACTTCTTACCCTTTTCAAGGTGATATGATGTCGCCAATTCAGTAAATCTTGTACCATTCAATAAGTCTATCATACTACAAACGAAGCCTGCTGTCAACCCCTCAAACACCTCTGTTTTCACTTCACCATTGATTTGTGTATATCTCACCCGAACAACTTGTGGTCGTTTTACTTTCACAACAAGATTTGGCATACACATGTTTGCATCTTCTACATAGTGTGTCTCTTCACTTGTGTCAACGATGCGTGGCTTGAACATGACCAACATAGGATCTGATGCAATAGCAAGAGCCTGTGATCTCTCACCAATCATCGATGCAGTGATAGCAAGTCCAGTTCCTTCTTTCAATAGTGTTTCGACCATTGACTGTGCAAGATCTTTGTCTGGATCAATGAATGGCATGGTTTCTTTGAGTATTGATTCATTCCATGCAACAAGTGGTTTTGCGTTTGGATATTCCATATCAGCTTCCATATTGACTAAAGTTTTTCTCTTTGCGAACTTTGATGCACTTTTCAAAATGCTCATCATCTTGTGTATGACTGATGACAACAACGTTTGTCTTGGTCAACTCAGACAGCATATTAGCAAGCGCAGATGTTCCTGTATCATCAAGTGAACCATCAAACACTTCATCAAGCAAAAGCAGATTGCATGGCGATGTATTTCGCATCTGACTGATTGCACGCCATGTTAGCATCAGTGCCAAGTCAATACGAGCTTTCTCACCTTGACTGAAACTGTCATAGCTAAACACGTCTTTATAACGTGCCTTGATAGTTTCATTGAAGTTCTCATCAAGATTGAACTGAACAAAGAAGTCCATACGCTCAAGATACTTATTGATCATCGTATTCATGATTGGAATATACTGACGAATGATCTGTGTCTTGATGCCATTGTCCTTGAGTAGCATAGAAGCAACAGTGTATAGTTCACGCTCATCTGTTAGTTGCCGACGACGAAGAACATGATTCTTTAGTGCACGCTTCTCTTCTGTGTCATCTGCAACTTCAACGATCGACTCATTGATTTTCTTAATGTCTTTCTGTGTGTTTGTGATTGTGGTTTGTGCCACCATCATCTTCATATTCAGCTCTTGTATCTTTTCTGTGATTTCTGTGATGGACTTCTGCACAGGAGCAAGTGCTTCGATTTCAGCAGCCAGTTCTTTGATTGACTCATTGAGCTTCTCTGATGCAACATTCAGATCACTAAGCTTCGACTGAATGTCATCGAGGTTGCTTTTCTTCAGTTCATCATCGATCTTTTGTGTACAGGTTGGACAGTTTTCAAGATGCAAATAATCATCATGCTCTTTCTGTAAACGCTCTGTCTGATCATCGATTTTAGATGAGTTGCGTTCAAGCTTCTGTGCCTTGGATTGAAGACTATTCATCACAGAATACGATTCTTTGTGTGCATCAAGATTTACTTGGAGCTTCTGATTAGCAAGCATAATCTTATCAACCATTTCTTGCTTCTCTGTGATAATGGCCAACTTGCTATCGATATCTGCTTTGCTCTTTTCTTCTAGTTCACGACGATGCTTTTCGTTTAGCTTGATTGTGTTTTCAAGAACAGCAACCTTTGTATCGATATCTGTCATCTCGTTTTTGTTGTCACTGAATCGATCCTTGAGCATCGAGTTCATAACACTGAAGATTTCAATATCAAGCAAGTCTTCAATAACATTACGTCGTTGTGCTGCTGGCAAAGACATAAATGATGTCCAGTTAGCAGAACCAAGCATGACAATCTGTGTGAACGTTTTGAAGTTCATCTTCATGACTTGCTTTTCAAGATAACCCTGATAGTCTTTGTTTGCTGCTTCTTGACTCACAAGATGTCCATGCTTATAGATCTCAAACTTCGCTGGCTTGATGCCACGAATGATCTTGAATGGAACACCATCAACATTCATGTTCAACTCAACCAGGAGTTTCTTTTCATTGATCGCATTTACCAACTGTGGTTTGTTGATACGACGAAATGGCTTATTGAACAAAGCAAAGCAAATGGCATCCATGACAGTAGATTTGCCTGTGCCATTGGTGCCAGTGATAAGAGTTGTTTTGTACTTGTTGAGTTCAATCGTAATAGGAGAGTTGCCAACCGATAGGAAGTTGGCAAAGGTAACGTTTTCAAGTATGACCATAGTAAACCTTTTGATATTAGAAAGGTATTGTATCACGCATCTCGTTCGATGTCAAGAGCTTCTGTGTACAAATCATTCAATAGTTGCTTGAGTTTGTTCTTGTCCACTTCAACATCTAGCTTATCGATTGTGTTGGCAAGAATCGTTTGTGTGTCATCCACTTGTGAAATGATTTCATCATTGGTGTCTTGTGTGATAGCCTCAACGATCTTTATGTCAGATGGCAATCCACTTTCAAGACGTTCGATGTACTTGTCAAACTCATATGGATCACTCTTCTCATCAACAACAACTTTGATGTATGCACCTTCAAGGCCTTCTGTTCTCAGACCTTTTGATGTACCACGATATATGATCTTAACAAACAGATTATATGGGTTCTGAATAAACTCGATATCACCAGTCTCTGTATCAAAGAGGTGAAAGCCACGTGGGCTATCATAATCAGACCAAGTCATTTCATATGGTGCACCAAGATAGTGAATGTTGCCCTGACTTGACTTGTGATGAAAGTGACCACTAAAGACTGCTTCGAACCCCTGGAATGTTGACTTCAGAATACCATGGTCACATGTATGCCCACGCATCATCTCAAAGCCATTGATCTCAAGGTGACCAAAAACAAAACGAGCTTCACTGTTAATCAATGCGTCATATGATGCTCGCTCATTTTCTTTGTTGATCCATGGCAGATATAGTGCGCCTGTTTGTGAGTTGTGCTGTGCATCAATATATGTCGTAATGATATCACGATAATCACCAAAGATGCTATCAAAAGCATTGACCGTGTTCGTTGACTTGTAGTATACATCATGGTTGCCACAAATGACATCCATCGTCATACCATTTGCCACAAGCGGATCAAGAAAGTCTTCACGAAGATGCTTGACTGTGTTGAAGTTGATGCTTGTACGACGATCAACAATATCACCCATATGAACGATATGAGTAATGCCTTGCTCTTTCAATGTCGGAAAGAATATGTCATCAAAGAACTTCTTTTGATAGTTCAGCATCGCTTGACTATCACCACGTGCACCATGATGCGTATCAGTTACAATCGCAATCTTCATTATTGATCCTCAAGAAAGTTTGTTACAGTGTTTGCAACTTGTTGATCTTCTTTCTTGTTTGGTCGCTTCTTTTCAGACAACATTTTTTCTTCAAAGCCACGAATAAACTCATGTGATATTTCATTAAGATCAGGTGCAGCAAGACCTTCCTCACCATTTAACTGTTCAGATAGCTGGAGCTCTTGATAGTTCTTATACTTCAAGTACAGGTTTTTCTTCTCTGCATTAATGCGCTGAAGAAATGTGTTCTTGACAAATTGTGTGAAGTAAGCAAAAGGATTGTTTGACTTTTCACGATTGAAGTTCTTACAATACTTGACACATGTCAGAATTGAGTCTGAAACCATCTCTTCACGAAATGGATAGTATGCAAAGTTTGGTTTGGTTGCATATCGATTTGCGATTTGCATAAAACATTCTGCCAGATAGTTTGGCATTTGTGGACGTTCGTTACCATCGGCTTCTGCGACCTTACAGTCATCTTGCCATTGACAGATAACATCGAACATTTCACGGTTGTTAATATAGTTACGTTTACGAGGCTTACGCACTTTGGTCATGCTGCACATCTCCAATAAATCAAATATAAGTGTATAGTATCACAGAACGTGATGCTTGTCAACCGAAAAAAGTTGTCGATTTGAAAATTTTAGGGGTTGACAAGTTCTGAAATGAGTGTATAATAGTGATTGTGCACTTGAAAATAACAACTAATGATATACACGTTCGCTTGATATCAACATGTCATCATCGATACCAAACTCATCTGTATGCAATGTATCTGACATTTGTTGTATCGATTGCTTGATATTATCTATACGAGAAATATCTGTTTCTTCTACAAATACGAGTGACAATTCATAAAACTTAGCAACTGTTTCTGTCACCTTTGTGAAAGTCATAACATGTTCCCAGCGAAACGTACATTCATATGAATCAGAATATGGTATATAATTACTGAAGTACATCGATGTTTCACCAGTCTCAAGAGTATCTGATTGCGATATCAATGGGTTGTTTACTACTAGTCCATGATCATCTTGCAAATTTACTTCTGCAAATATTTCATCGCCATTAGTCAGAATTATATGATAAACTTTCATTCTATAGCTCCACTTGGCTCACTTTGTACTTGAAATTCTCGGACTGATAAATTTTGATACGTTCAAGAAAGTGTCTTAGTACATAATTGAAGTGTTTCTTCTTACGTGTAGTTTCGATTGATAGATCATCGGCAATGTCAAACAGTTTTGCTGTATTCTTGTTTTCAGCTTTCCGAAGAACCCGACCAATCGATTGCAGTGTAGTAATACGAGACTTAGAAGGATGTGTAAAAAAGATGTTGTTTAGTCGTTTGATGTTAATACCAGTTGAAGTCGTCTTGAGCGATGCGATGATAATGCCATCTTGAGTGTCCTCAATCTGTGCTCGCATGTCATTACGAACTCCTGCATCAACAGAACCATCAATATAGAATATCGGGCGATCTGTCATACCTTCTATATATGCCTTCAAATCTTGCCCATGACTAATCTGATTGAATAGAACAAGGTTGTTGCCCTTCTGAGAACAGACGAGCTTTGCAATAAACTTTGTGCGTCTTTCATGATGAATCAGATTGTCAACTTCACTCTGATATGATGTGCCCTTGAGTGCTTCACGGAACTCTTGTGGATAACGAAGAACGATGGCTTTGATATCAAGCTTTGTTAGTACGTCATCTTCCATGAGATCAGATGTCGTTGTGACTTTATGAACAGGTCCGAGCAAACCAGAGATTGTATAGATGCTATGTTCATCTGAGTTTAGAGTGCCAGTTGTACCAAATCGATACTCAACATCGGTCATCTTCTCAAGAATATTTGTTAGTGACTTTGACTTTGCCTGATGCGTCTCATCCACAATCACACAGTTGAACTGATTGAACCAATCGCGCTGAAGCTTATAGATCGACTGCCAAGTTGTCACACCAAACAGGTTATCAAAGCTTTTGTCTTTGCCCGAATAGATTTCATGCATCTCATCCTGGAAGCCATATGATTTGAAGTCACTATGCATCTGCTTGACTAGACCAACAGTCGGAACAACAATCAGTGTCTTTGTATTCAGAAACGTGCTTAGCAGATATATGATCAAAGACTTGCCTGAACCAGTCGGTGAAACGATTGTCTGACGACCTGCATTGATAGCCTTGAGAGCAGAATCAAACTGATAGTCACGTGGTGGAAATGGCAGATTGAGGCTATCAATATGTGATTGAAACTGCTCTGGTG